TTCACCAGAACATACCAAGGTAAACCCATTACCCGCTGTTCCGGCCTCAACAAAGTCTCCACCATCAGTCGCATAGATGCCACCTAGCTCGTTAATATCCTTGATCTGGTCGGCAGACTTGATTTGGTTATTGTTGGCCAGGAACCAAGACAAGATACTCATATCAGACTGGTCAGAACGTGGGGTGTTCTGCAGGTATAGCTTCTTCTGTACTGACATAAATATCTGGTCAGCCTTAAATATCTTCAAGGTATCCCCGTACTGCTGGGCAAGCGCATCAGTTAAATCAGCGATTACCTCTGTAGGTGTCTTATCAACACCCCAGACACGGGAGTTACCACCACCAGCAGCCTGAGCCACCTGAGTCTTGGTTACAGTCAGGCAAGGTGCGCCAACTGGCCCAGAGAACATGCCGTGCAGATTGTTAATTGGGGAGCCAAACCAGATAATGCTATTGACCTTTTCCTCATATGAGCGACGACCAGCCTCAGCCTTCTTAGCATCCAAAGGGATGCCAGTCACACGGGACGATGCAATTTCCTGGCGAGAGTATCCATAGGCATTACCCAGAGTTCTCACAGAGATACTGTACTCACGGCCACTGACGTCAGAACGTGGGAGGTCAGTTGCCTTGCCAGCGATAATGGCGGTGTCACCTCGCTTATCGTAGGAGCGGTAGGTAAGGGTCTCAATCCCCTCTCCACCTACAGTATTGCTAACGAAGCACGTACGGCCCATAAGATCTGGGTACAATACGTCATAGCTCTCTGCTTGGATGTGTTCAAGCTGACGTTGGAAGAAGATACCCTCATCATCTGTTACGAACCCTCCCTGCATACGAATAAGCTCGACAGCATCACTCATCTCTACCTGCTCAGTCTTACCAGTAGGGAGGTTGGTTACTTCATCTAATACATTTATGGTTACTAATTTCATTAATTTTTCCTAATAAGGTTTGGGTTGGCCCCTTTCGAGGCCGTGTTAGCTGTAGGTTAAGAAGTACGTAAAGTCTTATCAATACGAGCCTTAAAGATTTCGCCAGTCACCGCCGCCTCAACAGCGTACACATTTAGGCAGGTAGAGACACCATCAACAGTTGATATGTTAGTAAACAACCCAGTAGCCTCCACAACCTTAAGTGCTGTTCCACGAGTGATTGCGGTGGCACCAGTAAGCTTTAAGTAGATAAACCCCTGCTCCAGTACAGAGACAGACTCAGCAGCACGGTACAGAAAGTCGGTGCCAGTGGATGGCCGAGTTCCGGCTTCATGGTTATATTCACGTAAGGAAATGCCATGTACGTTAGTTCTAGAGGTTGCACCTATTTCAGCAGAACCCACCGAGATCCCCTTATCAGTGCCGGAACGCTGTACAGCCTTTCCGAAGCCCAGGGTTCCTGACAGCAAGATGCCTGTCTGCTTGATGTACCCAGACTCAGAGTCACACAAATCCCCTTCGTAGCCCTTGCCTGTGTATATTGAAAAGTTTTGGATTGTCATGTTATTTCCTTATTTGCTAGAGTTACGTTTATTCATTCGATCTCGTGCAGCCTTGACTGGGTCTACCTTGGTTTCCTCAGCCTTGTCTACACTATCTTTAAGGTGCTTACCAAGTAAGCGGTTCATTGGAGTCTGCTCACTGGAGTCCAATCGCAGCATATCAAATACAGCTGCCACATAGCCTGTGTTTTTACCGTCAAGGTTTAGCTCAGGCTTTTGGTCAGCAATAACTAGCTTACGAATTTCATCGACAGTCTTGTCCCCAAAGTCGGACATATCCGCAATATAGCGGGCGGAATCTAATACTTCACAGCGTTCAATTACATCCTCCTTACTTATCTTAATTGCACTATCAAGTGCCGCCACTCCCTTGGCAATCTCATCATCCTTGTCCTTTAACAGAATATCCTTGGCCGCATCAGCAACCTCCAACTCCTTTACACTCGCCATTGCAGTATCAAGCTCATCCTGTACAGCTAGCAACACAGTGGCACCGTCAGAAATGGCCATGGCTAGGGCTGAGACAGCATCTTGTACTACCTCCTCACTATCAACAGACCCTAGTATTTCCTCCTGCTTATCCTTTTCCAAGGCAAGGATAGCCTCATCTGCCTCATCAGAAACACGACAAGAAGACCCAGCCCGCCCACGAGCTACAATGGCAATGTGGTTGGCCCGTATGTTACGTTGGTAGAACTTGCCATTAACGATCTCAATGTCACATAAATAACCTGCCGATAGTTCTGTCTCATCATTGCCCAGGGCATCAAGTGCCTTCTGGTGAGTAAGTACCAAGACACCAGACAAGGTATCCTCAAAGCGGTGTGGTAAGCCCTCTAACATGCCTACTTGTAAGTCAACAGAGTTGTCTATAGTAACAGGCATAGACTTACCAGTTGCATCAAGTGGGTGTCCAACTGTTACTGGGCAAGATCGAAACGTAGCCACGGACTTCTCATCAAATACATCAGAGGCTTCCCTGTGTACCTTGATAACCTCATCAGGCTCTCGATCTTTTATGCCCAACTGTTTGGCGGTATACAGCTGTACGCCTGTACGAGCAAACGCACAAGGTACAATCATTTGGCCGCTATCAGTAATGGTACGCTTACTAGGTACCTTGATGCGATCTACAAAATTAACATTACTTAGAATCATTACTTCCTCCAATTGGTTTGGGTGGGTTAGGGTCATCACCTACTATGGCGTCACTATCTACCACACCCTCTTTAATGGCCATACTTAGCAGGGACTCCCTAGCAACTATGCCAGAGTCAGCCAAGAATGACCAAGCTTCTGATAGCTTCGCATGCCTCTCTGCCTTCTGCATAACAGATTCAGGAAAGATGCAAGACCACTTGTATTCAAAGTCGTCAAGGCTAAGCCCAAAGTGTGCTGCCATGAGTCTGTCAACAGGCACAAGTCGGGGATCATATATGCTCTTTTGTAAGCCTATTAGGCTTTCTATGTAGTTGACTAAATCAGACTCTCCAGTTGCATTCATCCCATCTGGAGACGCTGATAGGAAGCGTGTAGCAGGTACACCAACAGCAGCAGCAACAACTTTCAGGTACTCCCAGATAAGATCTTTTACACCAGACAGCTGTACTTTCTTACTCTCAAACTCCTCGTTACCATCCAGTATAGAGACCCCAAACACAGACTTGATGGTCTTCCAGTCAGAGAATCGGGTAAGCATTGCGGCTGTACCTTTATCACTTGATAGGATGTTCTGTAGCCCCTTTACCTTTATTACATCAGTGTTAGCCTCCTGCACCATCTGTGCCGCTGCATAGGATGATACATGGAAGTTATCAATTTGATCCATTAGAGGTATTAGCACACTATCTGAATACCAGAGGTTCCTTTGTCGCTCATAGATGGGCAACTCCGTACCTTCAAACCGTATGATACGATCTTTGTGTACTGGGGTGCTTGTGTTTACGAACTGGTAGTGGGTTGGCATACCGAAGTTAGGTGACATAGGCGTCTGATCAATATTGCCAGTGGCTACTATCCTTGTCCGATCTACCACAGTCATTGACCTAAGGCAGCCAGGCTTGAGGTTACGCCAGTTAATTGGTTTGTCCAAAGCCCTGCCATCTGCAACATCAAGGACTATAAAGCTTGTCCCATACAGCCTAGCCCACTTATATGCTTCACGAAACTTGTTTGCTACTTCAAGCTGTTTATCAGCCTGTTGTGCTTCATCACTATCAAAGGTGCGCCACTCCCTTGTCATATCTTGGGGTACAATGCTACATACCTTCTGACTTAGCCAATCCTCTCGGTACCTTGCTGATAAGGTAGTATGATCGAGGTTGCGGCCTGAGTGGTTCCAGACATTGTGTCGTGACTTATCTTTGGCACCTCCCAGGCCTGTAGCTAAGTTAGCAAGGCCGTCAGTGTAGAGGTGCTTGTTAGGCTCTTCTCTTACATATATAAGAGCCTTTTCTTCATTGGATGACATACAGCCTCCTTAGTCTTGTGCCCCTACCACAGCAGTAGGTTCAGGTTTCTTACTAAACATCTTGTTGGATTTATACAGTTCTAAGTCTTTACACCTATCTTGCAGCTCATCGCACTTATCCTCCAACTCACTG